GCTGACCGCGGACGGCACGACGCAGCTGATCCAGGCTGACGGCACCGCGCTGCCTCGCATCCTAGTCTCGTGGTCCGCGCCGGCAGAGGAGTTCATCCAGGCCGGCGGCAACGTCGGCATCGAATACAAGGAGGGCACGTCGACGACCTACCTCACGTGGAACACGGTTCCCGGCTACCAGACGACGGACTACATCTCGAGCGACGTGAAGATCGGGCTGACGTACAACGTCCGCATCTTCGGCGAGAGCTTCTTCAAGGTCTCTACCTCCTACGTGACCGCGACGGTCAACGTGCAGAAGGACACGGTGGCGCCGAGCATCCCGACGAACCTCGTTGCGACCATCGGCACGGGCGCCGCGGTGGGCCTCGACTGGGACGATTCGACCGCGCCCGACTTCTCCGAGTACGGCATCTACCGCAACACGACCGGCGTCACGCCGGCGAGCGCATCGGCCGACAAGATCGCCGAGGTCCGCGCTTCGCGCTTCGTCGATACCGAGGTCACAATCGGCACGACCTATTACTACTGGGTCAACGCCTACGACATGGTCGAGAACGTGTCCGGTTTCAGCAACCGAGCGACGGCGGTTCCGACCTATGTGAGCGGCGGCAGCGTTGATCCCAACGCACCAGCAACGCCGAACGCGCCGACTTACTCGAGCGAAGCGACGTATCTCGCAAGCGACGGCACCGCTCTTGCACGCATCACGCTGACCGCTCCGGCCATGCCTGCCGGCGGCGTCTTGCTAACGATCTTGTTCCGTCGCTCCGGCGCGAGCCAATGGCAGGTCGGAAATCAGATCGACCAAGGCTCGATCGCGGTCTCCATCGACGACCTCACGACCGGAGTCGCTTATGAGTTCGCAGCGCGGGCGCTCTCCAACTTCGACGTCTCCTCCGCAGTCTCGGCGACGCTTTCGCGCACGGCACCGAACAAGAGCGCGACGCCTAGCGCGCCGACTGGTATCGCGGCCTCGAAGAACGGCGTTGCGCCGAACGTACTCGGCTCGACTGGCGTTCTCCGGTACGGCTCGCGCATCACTTGGAGCGCGCCGAGCGACAAGGACATCGCGTATTACGAAATTAAGGCGACGTCGAGCGACAGCGACGGCGCAACCGATTACGCGTGGGACGACGGTCGAGGAAGTGCGGCGCTTTACCGCACGGACCTGCTTTCATTCACGTTCTACAACACGTCGCTTGTCGCTGGCTACGTTCGCGTGCGCGCAATCGATCGTACCGGCAACGGGAGCAGCTGGCTGCGCTACGGCAACATCAACGACTTCACGGTAGCAACTCTCGCTGCTGGCAACATGACCGAGCAGTCCGCGAGCAACGTGCAGGTCACCGGCTTCAAGACAGGCGGCGGCTCTTCGACTCGTCAGGTCAACGTGCGGTACGAAGTCAGCGAAGTGAAAAGCCTGACCGGCGGCTCGACGACCGAGACGATCAACATCGACACGACAAACCGAGGCTTCAGCGCAAAGCCCGACGCCGGATGGATTCAATGCGCCAGCGACTCGAACATCGTCGGCGTCTACGACTTCGACAACGTGAGCAACTCCTCGACGACGTCCTACTTTAATCTTCGCACCGTGGACGGCACGAACGTTCCAGCGGGCAATCAACGTTTCTCAATTCAGTTGGTGGACTATTCCTAAAATGGCTTTCCAAAAAACCTTCACGATGCCGAGCGGGGTCTCGGGCAATTACATCCGACTCATCGCGCATCGGTGGGATCGCAACGCTCGCGAGGCCGTGGCTTGGTTCGCGCTGTACGTTGACGCGGCGGCCGCGCAATCGAACAAGCAGCCGCTCTCTCCATTCGTCGCGAAGCTCTGGCTGCAAGGCGCGAAGTTCGACCAGTACCTCGACAACGCGGAACTCGCATCGCCGGGAATCCTCGCGCAACTTTACGTCGCCGCCAAGGCCGAGCCGATCAGCTGCGACTTTGGCTCGAACGCTTTTGCTGACGCGCAGGACGTTTGACGCTCTGTTTTTCTTCCTGCGTAACCCGCGCTAAATGCGCGACTTACAAAAGCGCAGGAAAGTTTTTCTCTTTTGTCCTTGGCAAAGCGGTTCGGTTCGGATTGATTGGCGTCGTTCTAAACAACGACCCATGAACACAACGACAAAGACCGACAAAAAAATCCTCGCGCTCCTCCGCGCTATTCGCGCCGCTTCGCCGTATTCCAGCCGCAAATGGCAATGGGAAATCGGATACAATAGTCATCTTGAAAACCCGTTTCAAATCGACGAGCAACTCGGCGGATTCGACGAGTTCTGCCGGTGGTCTCAAGTCGCCGACCTCGGCATCGCGGTAGGAACATCGGTAGACTTTTACGTCTTCGAGAACGAAGGCGACGTTCGGAATCCAGACTGGACGCTGCACACAAATTACGTCGTGACGATTACGTCCGAGACGACCGCGACGATCCGCGATACTGGAAATCCGGTGCGCTACTTCTCCCTTTGATTGAACCTCAAACAACAACGACAATGATGACCGAATTCTCTAACAACTTTCGCGTCACGCGTGGCTACACTACGTCGCTCGGCGACGTCGACAGCGAGCTAATCGCGTTCTTTGAGACGCTGCACGAGGCGCAACAGTTCGCAAAAAAAGAGGCGCGCACGCTTCAATTCATCAAGCGCGACGGCTACACGATTTCCGAAGACGTGATCGTCGAGCAACTCGACCAAGACGGCGAGCCGGTCGGTCAGCCGGTATTCTGGGTCAAGGCCGATATGGGGGTCATCGCATGAAGCGCCTCGCTCTCTTCCTCGCGCTCGCCGCGACCGCGCACGCCGCGCCGCCAGAATCGTTTTGGCGCGCCTTGCACCTTGTCGAGACCTCCGGCCGGCACGGTCCGATCCTCGGCGACAACGGCCGCAGCCTCGGGCCGCTTCAGATCTCGCGGGCCTACTTTACCGACTCGCGGGTCGGCGGTACTTACGAGCAGGTGACGGACCTCGGCTTCGCTCGCCGCGTCGTCTCGGCTTACCTCAAGCGGTACGCTCCGCAGGCGTGGGCTGCGGGCGACGTCGTCACGCTGGCGAGGATTCACAACGGCGGTCCAGCCGGCGCACGCAAAGCGGCGACGGTCAACTACGGGCAAAAGGTCGCGAGGCTTTCACGATGACAACCGAACAGTTCAACGAACTCCTCCTCGAGATCCGCGCCATCCGCTCGGCTCTCACGCAAAACAAGCCGGCCGCGCCTGCGGTCGCTTTCAAGCCGGCAACCGCCGGACCGAAGGACATCCCGCTCCCGTCCGAGGTAGTGGAGAACGCGGGCGACATCGCGGTGCATTTCGGGAAGAACAAAGGCACGCCGCTCGGATCGCTCTCCGCGAAGTCGGTCGAGTGGTACGCGCAAGAACCGGAGCCGCGCCTTCGCAACGACGGCACGCCGTTCCCGCCTCGGCCGGAGGACGTTCTCCTTCGCAACGCAGCGCGGACAATCGTTCACCGCAACCGCGGGACTTTGCCTTCGCCGCCGGTCAAGCTCGAGTCGGCCGCGCCGATCTCCGAAGACGTTACGTTCTGATTTTAAACCCGCCGGCCGCGCTACGCACGAACCGGCGGGAAAACACAAAACACAACACAACCATGCAAGACGACAAAACGACAGACCTCGCGGTGGCGACCAAGCCGACCGTTTCTTCGCCGATCAGCTTCGGCGCTTCCGGCGTTCAGTTGACCAGCCTCGAAGACGCCTTCCGATTCGCCAAGGCAATCGTGAGCAGCGGCTTCGCGCCTCGCGGGATGGAGAAACCCGAGAGCGTGCTGGTGGCGCTGCAATGGGGCGCGGAACTAGGGCTGACGCCGATGGCGGCGCTATCGAACATCGCCGTGGTCAATGGCCGGCCGTCGCTTTTCGGCGACGCCGCGCTCGCACTCGTGCGGTCATCCGGTCAGCTTGAGACCTACGCCGAAGAAGAGATCGGCGAGGCCGGCAAGGATTCGCACGGCTACAAAGTCACGGTCAAGCGCCGCGGATGCGAGCCGCAGTCGGAGACGTTCACGGTCAGCGACGCGAAGACGGCAAAGCTCTGGGGCAAGAACGGACCTTGGTCCGACTACCCGCGACGGATGCTGAAATTCCGCGCCCGCGGCTTCGTCCTGCGCGACACGTTCGGGGACATCCTCAAGGGATTGAGGACGACCGAAGAGGTCCGCGATATGCCCGCCGAAATCAACGTCACTCCCGCCGACAAGGTTGCCGGAGGACTAACCGCGCAACTTTAATACCATGAGCAAAGACGAAATCAAAACTGCCGTCATCAACTCCGCGACCGAGCAACTGCGCGGCCTGCTCGAATCAAACTACGACGCGATCCGCAAGGCGGCATCGGATTCGTTCGTCGATGACGAGTCGCAGGCCGAGCCGGTCGCGAAGGTCAGCGCGTCAATCGAGTGGGACGCGCTTGCCGAGGCTCCGACCGTCATCGTGAAACTCGGCTGGTCCGCTCGCTTCAAGGACGAGAGCGAAGCCGTTGTTGATCCGCTCCAGACCAAGCTATCGCTCCCGGAGGGCTCCTGACATGGTCGCACAACGACAACAAAAGCCGACGAACGGCGAGATTATGGCGCGGGCGCAACTGATCGGTGCGCTTCTCGAGGTCATTGACGGAGTCACGAAAGCCTCGAACGAGATCAACGCTGGCGCCTATTGGGAGGCGTACCGCACCGTGACCGAGGCCGAGCTCAAGCTCTCGGAGATCGCGCTCGGGCTCCACGACCTCGACTGCAAGTACGATGGAGGTGCGACATGATCCGCGAGACGAACGCCGAGTACCACGGCAACGCCGCAATCTCGCACTCAAAGCTCGAGACCTTCCGCCGCCGGCCTGCGCTTTACTACAAGCGATACATCACCCGCGAGATCACGCCTGAAGAACCGGGGCCGGCGTTTCGACTTGGCTCCGCGGTCCATTGCTCGGTCCTCGAGCCC